CTCACTGTACCCATCGAATGTGGTTCCTCGTACGGATGCATCTGGAAGCAAACACGCATCAGAATCAAACGTAGGACCTGCAAGGATGTAGCTTCCAAGAGGATCCTGGTACCTCGCAGGAACCAGAACCCACGTAGCGGTGACGCTGAAGATACCGTCTTGGTACGTAAACGAATAGGAAGGAGGATGGAAAGCGGCGATCCCCTCAAGGCCCTCGCAGTCCACCTGGAAAGAATTGACACCCCGGTTCAGATCCTCCTCAAAAAATTGACGAAACTCGTCAAACTGGTCTTGTGTCAGACTCCACTGGACCTGCAGGACTTGACGGGTCAGGTCGAGGCTCCGTCGGACCCTCTTCCTTCCGCTTTCCATCCCCGTCACCGCAACAAACGGACTCCCCGTCCGCTGGTGATTGCTAACGGAAGGAAGAGGAAGTGATTCTGGCCATGTCATTTCTTGATGCCCTCCACGATTCCACGGGCTACGGCTTCTGCTGTCGCAGCCAAGGCGTTGGTTTCGACTCCGCTCCTACGGAGCCGAAGGACAATGACCTCTCCTTTCTCCGTGGACCATTGCATGTCAAATTCTTGCGTCATCCAAAACCACCGAGTTGTTGAAATTTTGACATGCTCGTCACTTCTTTCATAGGTAGCTGTTGCACAACCGCACAGAAAAAGCAAGAAAAAGATCGCTCTCATGATCCGACATCTTTCAAAGCTTGACGAATGGACTGGCAGCAAAGATCCGCAACATGGACAGGCCACTGCTCAGCAGAAAGTTCTGCAGAGTGACGGTTCGCGTATTGGATCTTGTAGAGAGCAATCACTGCATTCTTCACGTCCAGCGCCCAATCAGGCAGTTTCGCCTGATAGGTAGCTGTAAGGGCATCTGCCTGATTTACCAAGTAAACAGGATCTACCGTACGGGTCTCTGCCATGTAGCAGAAGATGTTCCCAATGCCCTGAAGATATCGGATGATTTCCTCTCGATGTTCCGGGCTGTTTTGGATCATTCGCCGCACCGCAGAGGTTACCACCGGCTCCAGGGCCGCTTTCACCTGCTCAGTTTTGACCGGATCAAATTCTTTCTTTCCGGTCGTAGGGTTAACACTCTTGCACCCCAGAAGCAGTCCCAATGCCAACGCAAGGAGGATTCTCATAGTTCAATACTTGTTTCATGCTCCATTCGAAGTTCCAGTCTGTCCACCAATCCGAATGGCCCCACTCGGACCTTCGGACGATCCGGGTCTTTTCGGGAATGGAACCGATAGGACCTCGGATCCCCATTGCTCCATAGCCGAAAAGCCTTCCTACTGCAGAGGCTGCCCAACGCAGTGGAAGGTCCTTTCCGGCCATGAAAACCGTTAACATCCCCAACCGGCCAGATTTCATGTACTCGTACAAGCCGTTCTTTCTGCAGTCCTCCTCACAGGCCGGACTGAAGAAGAACAGAGCAGTTACCGGAGGCCAGTCAAGGTACCGTAAAGCGTCGAGAATAACGGCACAGCCGTTGGAATGTCCTACCAGCCGGATGTCCCAGCCCTCGTAGAAAGACAGCGTGCGAGCAAGCTTTTTTGAACGATTTCTCTGGCCCAGAAGTCGGGAGAGGGTAGCAAACGAAAGGTATTCGATCTTTTCTGCCCGTGCAGTTGAGTAGATGTGGGTGAAGGTCACGGCCCTGCCAACCCAGTTTTTCGCTCCTCCTGGGAAGTTCAAAATTCCATTGACATAGATGTAGATCCTTCGGTTCACTTTCCAAAGTGTATTTTGAGAAAATAGGAGATTGCTGAGATCGCAGCAGAGATGCCTCCTGCCCATCCGACGGCAGTCCATTTGAGGCGATTCAGCTCCTCCTTCAGCTCCACCAACACCTCCTCTCCCATCTCCTGGCTTTCTTTCAGGCCGGTGATCTTGTACTTGGGATCACCGTAGATCTCTTTTTGGAGGTTCTCCACCATGTCAATCAAGCCGAGCTTGCCGTTGATCTTGTTTCCAACGAGAAGCTCATAGATCTTCTGGACCTCCCTTCTAAGAGATTCCAGTTCCGACAAGATTTTTTCTTCATTGCTCATGGAGCAACAGTAGATTGGCCTGTACTTTCCAGATTCCTTTGTCCAAGAGTTCGGCTTCGTACCCTTCCAAAAACCGAACTGCCCAGCTCTTCAACTGGGAAGTTTTGGGAAACCTCAGTTCAATCTGGAACACAGAGGTCCCGTTGTAGAGGTCGTTGTCAAAGAAATTCTGAAAAGTTTCAAATTGCTCCTTCGTGAAGACCCAGGAAACCGCCAGTTGGTAGTAAACTTTTTTGAATCTATTGACCCGGTAGAGCGCCTCGGACTCGACGTCCGTGTAGGAGTTTCCGTACAAGGTCTCACCGGAAAAGCTCTCCAGTGGAGCCGGGAGGTCCGAAGGCCATTCAACAAGGGATGGAACTTGGAAAGGCATCAGACGTTCCTCTTCAGTCGGTAGGAGGCCTCAAGCGACCGAGTGAATATCCCTCTGCCGTCCCGGATTTCACTGCTGAGATCTGCTTTGACCCTGCCTACCACGATTTCGACGATTCTTTCAACACCTTCCTGTCGTTCAAATACCTCCGTGGTGGCCCCGGAGTAATTGTTGACCACCACCTTGACAGGGGAACCCGCAACCCTGTCTGAAGGAATTATACTGCCCCTCGTCTCTGGAGTAAAGAACTCTGGGCCCTTCTCGCCTACGAGGTAAACCTTGCCCGGCTCTACTGGACCGCCTTTTGCCCTCCCTCCACCGAACTCTAGGTAAACCGATTGGATCGTGGAAATGATGGAGGCTGTTGCAGAAAGCACCGAGGCCATTGCTGCGAGGTTTGCTGGGAACGGTAGCGAGGCAGCATTGGCAACACCTTGCTGGATCTTAACAATTGCATCCGCGAGTGCGAAAGCTTTGGACGCTGCAAACATTGTTTGATAGAGGGCCCTCTGCTTCCCGGAGAAGTTTTCCGTGGCCCGTGCCAGCTCATCAAATGCAGTCTGGAACGATTCCACCACTATCAGGGTTTGGGCCCTTTGGAGATCCTTGAGTCGTTCCGTCCAAGCTTTGATTGTTTCGTATTTTCGTTTCTGGAGATCCTCTGTCAGCTGGAGCTCCATCTTGTTCAGGTCTTCGAGTGCTTTGAGCCACGCCTGGGCCTGTTCAACCTGATATTGAATGCCTTCCAGCGACTGGACGTAGAAACTGGAGTAATCCAGGAATCTTCCTCCACCTCCTCCGATCTCGAGTCCGGCGGCCCGAATCATCTCTGCAGCTCTTTCCGTATCGATGCCGCCTCCGGACTCGTATGTCATGGATTCCAGAACTGCTCTGACATTGAGAGGCTGGATCTTCCTCGTTGCCTTGGGAGTCCCAACAAGGTTCAGAAACTTGGCAACCTTTTGGGAATCAAGAACCATCTGAACCGAAACATTCTTCAGCTGTTGCCCTGTCTGCTGAATTGCCTGCCCTGTCTCCTTGATCGCGCTGGTTACCTGGGAGAAGGACTCCTTCACCTCCGTCATCTTTCCCCTAAGGAAGGGGATCTGCTCCATGGACTTCATTACATAGTCCATGGCTTCTTTCATTTCCCCTTGCAGTTTGATCCTATCCTTGAGTCGGAGGAGATTCCCCCAGACCTTGTTTGCGAGTTTTTCCAGCTCATCCCAATCTTTCTGAACGGACTCCTTAACTTTGGGCATGAAGTCGTCCGTCAGACCTTTCAGGATTTCCTCCAGGGCTTTCTTTGACGCCTTGGAAGATTTCTCAACCGCTTGTTGGATCGGATCCAGAATGTCTGTCTTTACTTTGGGAGCGATTTTCTTTGCCTCTTCGTAGGTGTCGTAGAGACCGAAGAGGTCCTTCATGAAGAATTGCCAAGTGGCCTTCGCTGCCAGCTTCAGGACCTCTATCAGTGTCTTGTAATGGGTGATAATCTTTACAACTGCAACAAGCCAGTGCGCACCTATGACGATGTTGGTTTGAACAACCTTCGCATAGACATCTCCCAGTGCAACCAGGGCCTCGATCACCCTCTTTATTGCAAACCAGATGGTCTTGAATCCTAGGTACTCTATTTGAATCAAAACATGGACGCTCTCCAGAATTGTCTTGAAGGTCCCGAACTGTTTATCAGCCCTGATCAGTTCCTCAATGAGTTCCCGGATGCTGTTGAGAAGCGAACGTAGATAAGGATCTGCTGTTTGACCGAACTGAATTCCGAGGTCTTTCAATGCTGCAACGGTCTTTCTGAATTCATCCGTGAGCGAGGCGATCTGCTTGTTTGCAACCTGCTCCGTAGCTCCTCCCGAACTCCTCAGAGCTTCCTCAAACTCCCGGAGCCGTTTGGAGGTACCTATCAGCGTCAACATGACGCTCAGGGACCTGTCCTGAAATCCGAGCAGGTTAAAGATTGCCCGTCTCTGTTGTGGACTGGTTGATTCCAAAACACGTTCAAAGTCTTCAAAGACGTCGGCCAGGTTTCGGAGGTTTCCTGCAGCATCATATACAGCGATCCCTAATTGCTCGAAGATCTCGGGCTGTCTCATGGCAGCCCTTTGCAGGTCCCGAAGTACGATGGCAAGGGCCTCGCCTGCCTGTTCTCCTTTGGTACCTTGCTCTGCCAATGCGGCCAAGGCTGCGACACCCTGGTAGATGTCAACATTGAAAGACTTCATTGCAGCCGCCGCCTTGTTTGTCAGGGCCTTGGCAAACTGTTCCACCGATGCATTGGCAAGCATGTTGGCCTTCACAAGAACATCGGAGACCAATTTCATGTTCTCCATGTTCTTGGTGGCGTCCTCTGTCTTCAGTCCCAACGCAGCGACAGAGTCAGTAAGGAAGCCGGAAGCCCTCTCCAAGGCCAGTACCCCCGCAGCAGCAAATTTTGTAACGACAGGAAGGGCAGCAATGGACTGTTCTGCAGTGTATCCAGCAGAGGCCAAGTAGTAGTAAGATTTGGCAACCTCGTCCACTGCCATCCCCAATTCTTTCGCAGTGGATCTCGCAACCTTCTCCATCGCCTCACGGGTGGCGTCTGTAAGATCCCCCATGATAGCGGTGGACTCTGTCATCACCTTGTTAAATTTTGCATAATGATAGACGGCAACTGCAGCGAGCGATGCAAGGGTAGAGGCGATAGAGAGGGTGGCGCGATTGACCGCCGCAGCCATCAGGGAAGATTCCCCTTCCACGGCTTTCCTCGCATCCGTGAAAGCCTTGATCAGCTGGACGGGGTCTGCAGTGAGGCGAACATACAGGTTCCCTAGTGAGGTACCTGTAATTAAGCCGCCACCTGATATATACGTTGCCATGGATCAGCTGGCCTTAATGCCAAAGTAGGAGAGCCAGACCTGTTTGGACTGGCTGGGGTCCACTTTGGGCTTGGTTTCGAGGAGGAAGTCTTGGACGGAAACGCTCTTGGGATTCGCCACCCACCCTCTCCGGACCTCGGCGGCGATCTGAGCAAGATACAGGTCGAGCTTGGTGACCCGCTGCTCTTCCTGCGTGAGAAATTCGCACCAGTCAAGGAACTCGGAATAGGTGATCCTCTTCCGAAGTTCCCTGACTGGTATTTTCAGGTGTGAAGCGAGCTTATACCAAGCCCACTTCACACCTGTCAGACGTTTTTTCGCTCCCCTTCCTCGGCAACAAGATGATTCATCTTCTGGGCCGTGTCGAAGAGGGCCTGGACTGTAGAGGCTGGCCATTGCTGCACCTCTTCCTCTTTGACCCTCTCCCCGTTGGCCCGGAAGAGGCAACGAGCAATGAGACTGGCCTGCATGCCTTGGATCTGACGGACGCCCATGATCTTGCCATCCGGACTCACGGCCATTCGACGTGCCAGTTGGTCCAGATAGTCGTCGCGGGTCGCGGCGTCCATCTCCCTCAGCTCATACTCTTCGGGCCCTTGAGGTCCTTCGAGGATCACCTTTTGAACTTCAGGTTCCAGTTTCAGTTTGATCATAATTCATTAAGACCCAGACGGTGGCAGATAGGTCGGAGCAGTTTCTTGTCCCGAGGTGTTGATCAGCGTCGGTTGGATGGTGATGGTAGCCGTAGGCTGTTCACCCTCCGCGAACCGACCCGGAGTAAATTCGCTCACAAACCCGAAGAACTGCAACCTGGAACCATCAGGGAACGTAACGGTGATCAACTGGTTGACATTGATCTGTCCATTGATCGCCTGGATGGCATCAGAATCGAAAGCTACCGTAGCCGAAATCGGCGAGAGGGTCTTCAGCCTTCGAGGAGCCATCGTGCGCCATGCGGTGTTTCGCATGGTGGTGATGTCGATACCACCACCGCTGGAAAATCCAGGCGGGGTGACCTCCTTCTCGTAGAGCTTGATAGTAGGAGCTCCCGAGAGCGTAATCAGTGTTGAGAAACCGTCGTTCAGTTTTGCCATATCAACCTCCGATCGTCATTGTGAAGTTGATTGAAAAGTAGTGTCGTCGTTTTCTGTCATTTTCGTCAATTCCCAACGAAATGATCCCGCTTTTGCGGGTTATGCTGGAGACAACATACGTCTCCGTTGGGGAGATTGCAACGGGTAAATTCTTGACTTCCTCAAAAGCTTTGCAGATTTGCAAACATTTGTCATACCCTGTCGGGTAATCTTTTGCACGGACCACAATCTGGATTCCTGGGTGCTCCACTACCTCCCCAGTGCTCATGATCCTTCCGTCCAGCTCTCCTGTGGTGTCATAAACCACTATCAGGTTGTCAAAGTCCTCTGGCATGTACGCGACGAAACAAGGGAAGAATCGGATATCAGAGACCCCTTTAAGGAACAAAACTACTCTGATGATGTCTGCAGGAGAGCTCATCGAATCTTGGCATGCTCAATAATGATGCTTCTCATTTTTGGAACTTCCGTCCTTGCAGGCTCTTCCAAAAACTTGGCTTGTGCCCGCCCCTGCGGGTCCCAGTACCTGCCAATATGCGGAGGACTGGGACGGCGAGGCTTGCCTTTGAGCTTCATTCCAACCTTCTCATGCACCCACAAAGCATACTCTGCCGTATAGCCTACATAGACCTCAGTTTTGGCACCAGAATTCTTCTTCCGGGTATAGGCAGAAGCTTTGAGGTTTCCAAATTCGACAGGAACCTTGCCTTGGCTGACCCTCTGGAGATGCAGTCCAGCCTTCACGAGCCCTTCCTCAAACTTTTTTAACAAAAGAGCTTGCTTGATGTCCAAGTTGACGAGGATCTCTCGTACACCATTAACAGTGCTGGCGCTGATCTTGGCCATTACAGGATCGCCTTGTACAAAACTTCTGTGTTCCTCAGGTTGGGAATGATACTGAACCTTCTGATTTCGTAAGCTTTGTCACTGTCCAGAGGGTTAGCTGCAGTACTAGGCCCAAGCGTTCCAAGCTCAAGTCGGTCCCCGGGGGACATGGGCCGATCTACGTAAACGATGCTTCTGGAAACAAACTTCTCTCCTCCTTCCATGACAAACTCCCTTGCATCGTCCTCCCAACGGCAGTCAATCTGGACAGGAGGCGCATATGCCGGTCTTCCGTAACGATCAACTCCAGTCCTCCTCCACCAGATTGCTTTCTGCTTCCTGATCCTTCTGATGATGTTCATGGGAGGTCATTTCGAAAAATTTCTCAAAGTTGACCCTTGGGAAAAGGTACAACTGGGAAGAACCGTCGGTGACGTTGAAAATGTCCACCTTCCCTTTCAGTTCCTTTGCCACGATTTCGAATCCCCGACGGAACCGGTTGAACGATTCCTCGGGGATAGGTGCTGGGTTCCAATAGTGCCAATGGGAACGACCTTCAAGGTTTGTGAGGTCGTATCCCAGTAAAAAGATTCTTCGTGCTCCCATGGTATAAGCGAGGTTGATTGCTGCGGCCCCTGAAGACCAATTCCACCCTAGGGTTGAACCTTCCCCGATCCCCTCCTGAAGCCTCTTCATCTTGTGAATGTAAGGAAGGCTCAAAGGAAGAAGGGCAGGGGAATCGGTAACAAATTCCACGTCAGATTCTTCGATGTTCCACTTCTCTTTCTCCCAAAACTCGGCATCCCCGAAGTAGCAGAGGGAAACGATACGGGAACCGAGCTTGAAGGCGTGATTGATCCCGATGACCTTCTTCCCTGCCAACTTTTCAAAAGGAAAGTTCTGAAGGGAAGAGCCCCCGCCAATAAGGATGGCGTCCTCACCTCTCCACAAATCAGTAGGATTCCAGAGGTAATCCTGCCCAATAGACATTTGGGGTCGACCTCCCTTCAGAAAGCCGTCTCAGTGTCCCTGTCGTGTCCAGAACCATTGCCATCTGCCCGTAACGGGTGACAGCAAGGTTCAGACCCACCTTGCTTTCTATCGTACCGCCTACGGTGTCGGTTTTCTCCGTGAGGTATCTAGGATCCCGGATGCAGTAGAAGTGGGCTGCCAGCCAAGTTTCCACCCGCCTCAGAGAATCCGGGTCCAGTCCCTCAATCCGGTCCACGAGAGAGGATGCGGCGTCAATAAATGGCGTCAGATCGACGGAGGGTTCCACCTCAACAATTGCCATCACCGACGCCGCATCCGTCCGTGGCATAGGTCACTCCCAGTCTTCCTCTTTTGTCGGCTTGGACTTGGCAACCGAAGCTTTGGGCTTGGCCTCTTTCATCTCCTCTACCGGACCCGTGGTAGTGACCTCGGTCTGGGGAACCGTCACCGGTCCGAGATCCTCAAACTTCTCCGGAAAAAGTTTGAGGTAGTACTCCGGTGCTACCAGGGTTGACCCTTGAGGATACTCCTTGTCACCTTCGAAGTGACTTCCTGCTTTGACCTTGAGTTTACGTATCACTTTCATAATTCTTGAAATCCGGTGGACCCCCTACTGGGCGGAGGAGGTAGGGGGTCCGTTGTGGTCAGCCAGGTGGGTCTTACGCAGTCGCTCCGTGCACAATACCAGTGTTTCCGTAGAAGTCCGCCCGAAGCTGGGGCACCATGATGGCCATCACTTTAAAGTGGACCCTCAGGCCTCCCATCTCCTCCCACTGGACCGTTGTAATGTCCAGACCGATCACCTCGCGGATCACGTCGCTGGTCTGCTGGACCAGGAAGATGTCCCACGTGCCCGTACCGAGGTAGTCAGCAGTCCGAACATCTGCAATACCCTGGATCGCCTTGAGACGTTCCCGGAGGGTGTTGTCACCCTTCTGGGCACTGTAGTCGTCATCCAGGTACTGGTCCCAGTCTGGAGCATTGTAGATCACCCAAGGACCGAAGTAGCCCTTGTTGATGCTCTTCTGGCGCATCGCAAGGACCTGTCGGACCAAGGTGGCCGGAGTCCAGTTGCTGGCGGTTGGAGCCGTGATGGTGTGGGTAATGCGGTTGGGGAAGTTCTTCAGGCCGTAGATCACGCCCCCACCATAGGAGAACGTGCTACTGACACCCAGCGCCAGCTTTTCCGCTTCCTCTGCCACCTTCCGGGCCGCCAGCTCCGCCATTGTGGTGTCAATGGGAGCGCCGACGTTCCGGGAGGTAGCGATCTGCCGGGCGTTCAGGAAGAAGTCCTTATGGATAACCGGCAAGGGCAGGTTGATCAGATCGTATTCGGGACGATCTGCTTCCGTCCGAACTGCCGGATCCATCGAGATCGCGGCGTCCGTGATGTCGCTCATCCGTTCGGTCTGCAGAACCGTCTTGCCCATCCCGTCGGGGATGTTGTAGGTCAGGCCCGCAGCCCGAAGGTCGGCAACTACACGAAGCCGCTGTTTTGCTGCCTGCACCACGGCCTCGTCCAGGATCTTCCACTCATCCTTGCGGAGGGTGGCGTTGGCAACAGGAGCAGGAACCGCCTTCCACTTACCGTTTTCGTTGACGGTGATGTAGTGGCGCCCGTCCTGTCCGATCCAAGGACGAAGGATCGAGGTGTTAAAATTTGCAGCCATCAGGGTAGCAGCAATGTTACCCCGGGCTTGTCCATTTAAGATGTAGTCCTGCATCTTCGTCTCTCCTTTCTCTTACAGAATCCGAACTCGGATACGTTGGGCACTTGAGGTGGCGTTCACCGCTTCCAGTGCAACGGCCAACGCGACATGTCCGGAGGTAATGACCCGAAGGTTTCCGTTGCCGGCACTGGAAAGCAGAGTACCTACCGAAGCGTTGTTGCCTGTTCCCAGCCACGCATAGACAACGTCGCCGGGAGAGGCAAGAACGTAGGTGACCCGCTGCCCGCTTGAATAATCGTCATTGATCCCTCGCCCTTGAAGGGCGTCCTCAACCGCATAGGCACGTTCGGCCGCGCCACCTGCAGTCGCATGAACTACCACCTGTCCAGAGCTGTTCAGTTGAAGAAGCTGGCCGGGCTTGATCGTACCACCCGCCACTCCTTCCTCTGTACGGCCTGAACCTAAAAGGTGAATTCGCTTTGGAGTTTCGTTCGGCATGGCTTACCTCCTTACTTGCTGAAGCTCAACGAAAGAGGAATCAAGGGTTCTTCTTCCGCCGCTGCCGTAGCAGGAACCGGAGCCTGACCCGAATAGTTCGGACGGGTCGGCTTCGCAGCCAGCTTCGCCAAGCGACGCAATTCACCCAATGGACGACTCTCAAGTTCCTCTTTCGTAAATTCATTTTGTTCGTTCTTGAGAATCGTTTCCACCAATCGGTTTTTCTCCTCTTGGTAAACTGCAAGACTCGAGTTCAGTACCTCCTGGATCTCCTTGGGAGCCGCAGCGATGTATTCCTGCAAGGTAGCAGGTTTCTCCGGCTCCTTCGGACGATCCAGAGCGTTCAGAATCAGTGTCAACTGATTCTCGTTCAGGGCAGAAAGGGATTCACGGTCCTCCTCTTTCCATCCTGCATTCTTTTCGATGATCTTCTGGATCAGTTCTTCTTTCATAGTTGCTCTCTGTTGGGTTGCAGGAGGTTCCATTCCCTCCTGCTCGTAAAGCTTTTTCAGTTTTGCGATGGCCTCCCGTTTCTTTGGACCTTCGTACTTGTTACCTCGATAACCTCCGTGCAGGGCAGCCCATGCAGCCCCCATCAGTCGGTGGTTCAATTTTCCATCAACATCTCGAACACGGAGATGCCAAGTAGAAGGTTTCTCCGGGTCCTCCACTACGAGGTAGTGAGAAGCAGGATGGTATCCATCCTCCTCCTTCTTTTTCACCTCGTTGGTCACGTCCACATAGGTCGTGACCTGTTTCACTTCCACCTTCTCCTCCAGCAGACTCACCGTACCGTCCTCCTTCACTTGGAAGGGTTGGCGGTACAACTTGTTGTCTGCCAAAAAGATAACCTGGTTGTCCAGAAAGTCTTTCACTTGGGCATTGCTTCCAAGCGCCTCCTGAATCCGGGTCATCAGCGAGTAGTAGGCTTCCTCGTTGTCCGAGATCTCGGTGGCAGAATTGTTGGCCGGGATGCCAATCACAGCCTTCACACCCTTCTTCAGCGTAATGGTTCGGAAGCTTCCTTCCTTGAATTCGCCCGGATCCATCTGACGGATTCGGTAGGAGTCCTCCGTCTCGTCCACCTTGTCCGCGCTGAAGCCGTGTTCCTTGGCCCATGCAATGGCCTGCTCCTTGGTAAACTCTTCCTTGCTAAAGATCAAAGTTTGAATCTTTGTCCCGCGGCCATCTGCATTACGAAGGAGCCCAGCCCCATCTGCCACGGAACAAGCGCCAATCTGATCAGGAAGCAGAGCAAGATGATCCGGCCGGAAATTTCTGGCAATGCCAATGTATTTCTCACCGTTCCATTCGCCCTCCTTTTCTTCGATGTCGATAAAGACCCCGGTGGAGAGTTCCATGATCTCTCCGTTCCGGATAAATTCCATGATCCGTTCATCCACCCTGTCCACCCTGGAGACATCGATCCAAGCCTCCGACTTCAGCTTCCCGTCCTGGTACCTTGTATTCAACATCACCCCCACCTTGCGACTGTTGAGCACAACAGGATCGCAAGCGGAGATGGCTTGGCCGTTCATCGTGGGGTGGTAAACCACAATCGGCTTGTGGTTCCACGCAGCCGGGGTCTTGGCCAATTCTTCCTTCGGGTAGTAAAGGGGACCGCAGCTTCCGTGGTGGACTCCCTCGGTCAGGATCACCATCGGAGCCACCAAGTGCTTTCTGTCTTCGAGTATATCGTATCTGCACCCTTTCGGTAGCAGATTTACAGTAAAGGACTCGTAGTTCATGTCCCACTAACACCCATATAATACCATCTCACCAAACAGTAAAGCAAAATTTAGTTGTCTGTCAATACAGAAAGATTCTGCAGCTTGTCAATTCTAACTGGCTGTAACACAATTGCTTTCGTGGCAAAATTCTGCAGGGTAACTTCTGGATCCTTGTCAATCAGCTCCCTCATTTCTGAAGGAGTCATTACGGCTCCCAGAATATGGCCAAGAATTTGCAGGGACCTGCCCAAGGATTGGTACTGGGTAGCCAGTAGGTTGAAGAATGCAACAAGGTCACCGTACCCAGCATC